CGAGATCCAGGATGCTCACATCGGCTCCATCTCCTATCAGGTCGGCCAGATGAAGTCTGCTGGTGCTGTCACTTTGACCAACACCAACAACCCTCGCGGTATCCAGAACATCACGTTCTCCGCGCAGATCCCGGCCGCCAACATTACCACGCTGACCCTTACGAAGCGCTGGTTTACCGACGCCAACAAGGCGACCGAGGGAACCGCTTCCGACCCTGTCAACGACCTCAAGAAGATGGTTCGCGACGCCAAGGAGGTTTACGACTCTGTGACTGTTGAGGTCAATGAGGAGTCCTTCTTCGAGGATATGAAGCACAGCAAGTGGGCTATCGCTCTCGGCTATCAGATCACTCCTGCTCTGCTTGTCTCCGCCGGAGTCGACGCCAATGCACAGGCAACTGCCGCTGCTATTGCCGCAACAGCTTCTGACGACGCCATCAAGGCTGCCTTCAAGTCTATCATCGGCGCCGACGAGGTTATCTACAACAAGACCCGCTGCGGTGTCGAGGTTTGGGATGACACCAACAAGAAGCTCGTCCGCAACAAGCTGTGGGCCTTCAACAAGGATACTTATCTCGTACGTCCTTCCGGAAAGGTCGGAATCAAGAAGAACGTTGTTCCTCTTCGTCCCGATCCCAGCGCAATCAGCACTACCATTTTCGGCGGACACGGTATCATTGAATACCGCTACGACGCACGTACCAAGTATCAGGATTGGGTTTCAGAACTCACAGTACTGTGCGTTCCTACCCGTCCCCGTGATATGTTCATCCTCCATACGAAGTAATTATGACTGTCGAAGAATATCTGCGTAGTTTGGTCCCGGGCCTTGACCTTCAGGACAATGTTGTTGCCAGGTGTGCCCTCAGCCCTGTGGAAATTGAGCTCGAACCTCTGGAGCTGGATGAGGAGATCGATTCCGGGTCATTCTCGGACACCGATTTCCAGAAGCGGCTCGACTACGCGTCTTCGACTGTATACTATTCGGTGTTGGGTGTTTTCGCCGGTGGAGGCTATTCCGAACAGGTCGGTGACGTCCGCGCTTCCCGTGGAGGGTATACCATCACTATGGCGGACCGCGCAAGGTTCAAGTCCATGGGTGATGCTCTCCGCGTCAAGTGGGGTATCGACATAGAAGATGACGCCTCCTCCGGCGAGGTCTTTGACGGAACCTATTTGAGGAAACGATGAAGTTCATTGATTTTCGTGACTCCTGTGTAATCACCAGGGACAATGGTGGCAAGGACGAGTGGGACAACAAGCTCGACCCCGAGACCATCTACAACGGGCCGTGTCTCTATGAGGAGGGCGGTACGGGTTATTCCAGGTCGATTATCACCAGGGCCCCAACGATTTTTCTCCCAGGGGTCGATGTCCAGGTGAGGATCAACGATGCCGTGACGGTGACGACTGAATTCGGCCGCGTCATCACGTCCATCGTCAGGATCGTGCGGGACATCAACATGCCTTGGAGAACGAACGTCAAGGTCACGAGAATAGAACTGAAACAAGCGCAAGGAGAATAATCATGGCTTACGGCAGGCGCATAAAATGGAACAAGACCGTTCATGGTATGTCTGAAGCTCTTGGCTATGCTGGGGAACATCTCTCCGGCTGGGCCAAGGACTGGATGGCGGACGCTGTGAGGGACTCTTTGGCGCAGATAGATGCTGACTGGGAAGGCGAAACACACTGGAAGAGGCCTTCTGGGAAGGTTTCCTCTTTCGGAGGCGACAGGAACCATCCATGGTATACGGGCCAATTGCACGACAGCGTCGTGGGGATTGTTTCTGATCGGCGCAGGACCGTGTCCATCCAATATATGCCACAAGCTGCGACGAAACCTCAGACATACGAGGGCCAGATTATAATCGGGCATGATTGGGGCCAGCGGAAAGCCCAGGAACTCGCGAGGACTCTTCATTTTGTCCCTGGCATAGTCGCAACCATTGGCGTCGGCGTCCCCTATGCGGAAGAGGTCGACGAGATGGACAACCATGCCGGTTACATGACCGAGCTCAGCACGCAATTCGCTTCCACTCTCGAGGATTTCTTCGAGGCCAAGGCAGGTGGTTTTCGCACAAGAACTTTCATTGCAGAACCGAAAAAGAAATGACGAAGTTGTCAAAC